GACCAGTTGTGCGCGGGAAATTGCCATGACTCAGCTCCTTTACTGACCAGCAACACCGGCACTGCCGTACAGGTGCTCATTGATCTTCACAACAACCACGGTGTAATTCTCATCGAGGTTGTTCCCGGGGATGTCCCACTTACCAACGAGCTTCAGGTTCAGCGCAGCGGTAGTGGCAATCGTGGAGGAGTCCAGCGTCATGGCAGACAGGCCGGTCGTGGTGCTACCAGTGGTGGAAGCAGTCACGTCAGCATTCTTGCCAAAATCGCCCTGAACGATGTCCTCGTCAGCCTGGATGATGAACAACTGGCTGGGATCGTCAATCACGTCGGCCTGAATAGTGCCAGCAGTGATGTTGACCGAGCCCGGATAGTAGTTCTTCCAGGTGGGCTTGCCCGTGGTGGGGTCGATGTAGAACACACCATTCAGAACACCCACGGCAGCGGTATGCGACGCCGGGTTGAACTTCAGGATGTATCCGTCCTTGAGGGTGACCAAGTCACCTTGATAAATTGCCCCGGCCTGGTTATCAGCGATCTGGTAGCCGTACTGCTTTTGAGAGCCCGTAGCCGACAGATTGCCGAGAGGACGCAGACCAAAGGGCTTGTTCACGTTAGCCATTTGATGGTTCCTTCAAAAAGTGAATTCACTGGCCCTTGTTAGAGCCGCCGAATGAAACACGGGACCTGCGTTCAGGACGCTGAATGACCATGTTGTGGTGCGCATTGGCCTTCAGCAGTTCATTGTCCGCAGCCTGCATTTGGTCGATCGCTCTGCTTTGGTAATACGCCTTGCGCTCGGCTACCGTTTCGTCCGGGATTCGTGCCAGCAACAAACCTCCCACGCTGATCACGCCAGCATGTCGGCCGTCTTCAATCGTCGGGACGTGATAGTCGGGGTACTCGTCACCGCGAACCAGCTCGTACCCCTCGCGGAGACGACCTGCAATGTTCGTGCGGTCAGCGACACCACCGGCCTCAGCTCGAATCCAACGATGCTGATATCCAGGGGGAGCGGGCGGAGCATCAAGTCGAGAAGGCGGAGCCCAGGGCCGACGACGCGCGTCCTTCGCACGAGATTCGGCCTCGCGCGTGGTGCGATTTACTGAGGGTAATTTGACGTCGCTCATGTTTTCACTCCTTCACGTACTTGGCGTATTCCTCCAGAGGAACACCCAGCTTTTTGGCAATTGCAACTTGACTTGGCGTCAACTTGACAGTGCGGCGTGCAGCTTGATTTATCCCGGTTGAACGGGAAGCAGGTGCCACGGTTTGCTGCACGTTACGCGTGGCCCCACCTTGCGCGAACCTTTTTGGGAAGGCGTCGCGAATCCTTCGATCAAGCTCATCATAGTATGTGTCGGAGTTGGGGTCAACGCCCTCAACTTCGATCAACTGGCGATGAATTCCCCATGCGGCATGGGTCATGACCGTATCCCGGCCGTACCAGGAGTTTTTCTCTACCCAATCCTCAACCCGAGGGTCCAGTTCTTGGGGAGCCTGACGCTGCGGCTGGGCCTGCTGCATGGCAGCCTGTTGGGCAGCCTGTTGTTGCTGCAGTGCAACCTGCTGCATGTAGGCCTGACGCTGGGCCTCCGCCTGATTGACCTGGCTTGACTCCATGGTCAGGGAGGTCAGACGCTGCTGGGCCTCGGTCTCGGTATCCACATCCCCCTCTTCGCGGGCCTTGCGGATGATCTGCTTGAGTGCCACAACCTGGGTCTCAATCCGACCCCGGGCCTCGTTCAGGCGGTCTTGGTCAGTGTTGAGGTACTGCTGCTCCAGTTGCTGGGCACGGGCCTGGACGTTGCGAGCGTACTCCAGTGCCGCTTGCTCGCGGCGCTGGGTCTCGCGTAAGCGAGCCGTCAGCTTATCGATGCGCTTTTGAACACCGTCGCTGTACTGATCCACTTCGCTGCGGTTGTTTGCAGCACCTGCCTGGCCTGGGGCGACAACCTCTGGAGGCTGCGGTTTATCGACCTGCTCGGCTGATCCATCCTCTCGGACCTGTACGGTCGCGGGACTTTCGTCTTCGCCAATGTTGAACTCCAATTGCTCACCACTCATCGTGCTCTCCTTTACATGTGCAGAATGTCTGCAGGATCATTGACCACGCCCAAGACCTCATCGTCGTTGATGAAGCGAATCTCGCCTCCGTCGATGGGAATGCGCGCGCCCGCATACCGGCCAAAGATGATCCAGTCACCTTCCTTGCACCAAGGGCCCGTGGGGAACTTCCCGCCGTCGCCATAAGCCAGGTCTCCCACCTTCAGCACGTAGCCGCACACAGTGGAAAGCTGGGTTTTGCGCTGGGTTTCCTCAGCTAGGACGATGCCGCCCTTGGTCTTCTCCGCCCCGCGATAGGGCAGGATGGCAATACGCCAGCCCGTAGGCTGTGGAATGCGATCCAGGACTTCTTCGTGCAGCTTCTCGGGGTTAAATCCCGTCTCGCTGTACGCGTCATCCAGCGTCGGTACTTTGGCTGCGGCCTCGTCACGCCATTTGCGTTCCAGGGCGGTCAGCTCTGCGGTTGGTGCGTCAGTGACTTCCATAGGTCTCCTTTCAGGTGAGTTAATCGTCGATTTCCGTGTGCTTCTTCAGAAGCGCCTTCACGGAATCCTCGACCATCTTCAGGCCTTCCAGACGACCCATCATGAAGCGATAGCGCTCCATGTCGGTGATCGTGCCATTAAGCACAATCTGTTCTGACTGTTCCTGTAGCTTTCTGATTTCTCTCAGAACTGCATCTGCAAAATCGAGCATGGTGATATTCCATGAAAGCAGCCGGTTTTCCGCACCGGCTGAAAGCGGTAAGTACCAGGTCAGTATATCTTAACGGGCCTGTTACCATCTTTTTTCTTCACAATCATCGAAGGGCCCTGAACTCCCTTGGCCTTCTTGATGACATCGCCACCCTTGGCCATCTTCTTGGCCTTGCCCGCCTTGTCGTAAGCAATGGCTGCGGCCTGCTTGACCGCTGCCGTCTTACTGGCAGGCTTGCTGGTACCGATCCTTCCGGTGTCTTTGTACGACCGCACCATCTCCCCAATATTGGTACTGATGGTCTTGCGACTGGAACCCTTTTTAAGCGGCATTTTGTGCTCCTCGTGGTTGCATGGCTTTGACTTCCTGCAAACGCAGGCGTTGCTGATTGATCAGGTTGTTGTTCTGCGCCTTCTGCTGGTCCAGTGCCAGGCGCTGCTGGTCGACCCCGACCTTGGCCTGATCTGCCTTGGCCCGCTGCTCGATCTCCAGCCGCTTCAGGCCAATCAACGGGTCTTCCCCGCCCTCGCCCATGAGCTGGTTTTGCAGGTCTCTCATCTGCTGGAGGTAGACGGCGACCTTGATAGCCACCATGCCCTCCTTCTGGATTGCTGAGACCAGGCGGTCCGGGTCAGTGCCATACATCTTGAAGAGGTCGGCTTCCACATCTTCTTCCGCCTTGAGTCGAATGTGCTCCAAGATGTGCTTCTGCAACATCATGGCTGCGATTGGGTTGGCCTGTAACATTGGCGACATGCCCATGATCAGGTGAGCGGCGATGTGCGCATCGTGCTGCTGGCCCGCAAAGGCCTTCAACTGCATGTTGTTGAGCACATCGGCATTCTCCGATGCAGGGTCACGCGGCATATTGGTGTTCTGCGGCAGCAAGATGCCGTCGATGTCGCGCACATTGAGCGCCGAGTACATGCGGTAGTACGCCTCGTACAGGTTGTGCATGTTCGGAGCCGACTGCGCAAGCTGCAACTGCATCTGGGCAAGCTGAATACGCTGCGCCGAGCTGAAGATGTTGGGGTCGGCCACCGGCTGCACCGACACCATGTTGTTGAAGTCAGCGCGCTTGATCTTGCGGCTGGCCCCAGGCACGTCATACGGGTACTCGTCCGGCAGGTAGTGCCCAAAGCCCTCAAACAGAAGCTGGAACTCCAGCGTCTGCGCGTAGTGCATGCGCTTGTGGATGCTGGACATGACCATCGAGCCACGTTCCAGCAGTGCCAGGGTCGTTCCGACCTGGGCGTACTGGTTGCCGTCGCCCACTTGCATGTCGGCGGTGCTGGACAGGCGCTTTCCGGCCTCCGTCACAAAGCCCAACAGGGCAAACAGCACTTGGCTGGGCTCTTTGTAGGGCAGCGGCAAGAGCGACGCCGACAATTCCGCTCCACCGGCGTCAATGTCGCGCCATTCGCCCGGCTGGATGGGGTCTGAATCGTCCGCGATCCGCGCACCCTTGGCCTTGAAGCCTGCTGGCAGGTTAGCCAGCGTTCCCGCATCAATCAACTGGCGCAATGCGCTCGTGGCGGCCTTGGAAAGGTTGCCGATCAAGTGCACAAAGCCCAGGCCATACGCACCAAGGCCCTCGACCAGCACGTAGTGCACGAAATAGTTGCGACGTTCGTACTTCGGGTCGTCCTTTTTCCAATTCCGACGAATACTGACCACCTGCAGGGTGTCTTCGGCCAGCGTAACGACGTAGGGCACCTTGATCTTGGTGATTTCTCCGTCTTCGTTGCGGTGTTCAAAGCCTGGAATGTCCAGGTCCACCAACTGCTCCAGCAAAAACACCTCGCCCACGTCATTGGTGGGCTGTACACCGATTGCCTTGTCAATGGCCTGCCCGATGGGGCCGGGATCAGACGGTGCAGCCGCTGTTTGCACGGCGATGTCGCGGTATTCACCCTCGATCACGCGCTTGTTGAACTCGTTGGAGTCCATGGCAATGCGATGCGTCAATCGCGCACACTGCGACACCACGCTGGAGCCGTTGTAGGGGATGTAGACGTCGTCGGCCAAACACAAACGCGAGACCATGCGGCCCAACTGGAAGTCGTAGTAGACCTTCTTGAACGTCGAGCCACCATACCCGGTGTAGAACAGCAACTGGTCAAACTCCGGCGTGTACTCCTTCATCACCGTAGTGATCTGGTAGTTCATGAAGTCCTGCACCCGCGAGGATTGCTGGTACTTCTCCACCGTTTCCTTGCCCATGATCTGCGTGCGCACCGGACCACCGGCAGGCATCAGCTCCTTGAAGGCCTGCGCCTGGAATTGGATGATGGCCTCGGTCAGCATGGGGTGCGTGACACCCGTTGCGCCACGGAAGGGCTTGGTCCGCTCCTCCATCTTGAGGCCCAACAGCTCAATGCCCTTGGCAAACATGTTCTCCCAGTCCGAGCGCGAGCCCTTGTCCGCCTCATACATGGCCGACACGTCCAAGGCGATCTTGGTCAAGACCTCTGGTTCAATGACATCGGCTAGGTTGGCATAGAAGTCCACCTCTTCGGCCTCTGCGGCACCGATTTCAACGGTGGCACCTCCGTCATCATCCAGTTCAATCTCAATTTCCACGGGCGGTGCTTCGCCCATCACGATGATCTCGGTTCCAGGGGCTTGGTTTAGGGCTTTGTCGATAGGCATGGGGTGTCCTTTATGCGCGATGATGCTTTACAGCGCCACCGTGACGGTATTTTGGCGGTTCGGCCGGGGTGTCACCAGAGTTGTATGTCATTGCACGACCAGGGTCCGGTATCAAAGCAGCCTTGCCAGGCTGTAGATCGGTTGTGCCCTGGCGAATCGCCTCACGTACAGCCTGTGTGAGCTTTTCTGGGTCGGCTGTCAAGCGCGACAACGACGCACCCAACGCATTGTTGTGCACATCGGTCGGATAGTCGGGCCGAGGCTTGGACAAACCCAGCCAATGGCCCGCCGTGCGAATGGGCGCTTCCTTGAACTCGTACAACTTGCCCAAGGTTTCGGCAATTCCGGGGCTGGTCTTGTCCGCCATGATGGCCGCAGCCAACATGTGGCGCGCTGCGTCGCGTTTTACGTCGTCTTTTTCACGCGGGAACATGTCGCGCGAGACCGTATCAGCCCAAAGAGTGGCGTTGGTGATAGATGGGGCGGGGAGACGGCGCGCTGCGCTCTCGTTTGTCTCACCGCCCCGTGCTTTTTTTGCTTCACCCCCGTCTGCAAAGCGCTTTTTGGTCAGTTTGCCCTTCAAAAGCGACGGTTTCTCAAGGCTTGGGCGTGAAAATGTGGCCCGCATCAGCCCTTTTGCCGTGTCCAAGGCCTCTCTTTCACGCAGTTTGTAGGCCAGCGCCAGCGCTTCCATCTGAGATCGCGCGCTTTCCGGCTCCTTGCCCTCCGGTGCGGGTGTTTTTGCAGCCGAAAGCTGCTCCATTTCCATTGCCATGCCCTTGGGCTGCCCCATTTTGTCGGTCAGCATGGCCTTGCTGGTGCGTTTGACACTGGCAGAGGTGGGAGACGACCGGGTTGAGACCTGCGTCTTGGGCAAAGCGGCCAGCATGGCCTGCGCGCCCGTGGGGGCAGCCTCCGCCGTGGGCGCTGCCGGGTTCGGCAAACTGATGCCCTCGTCGTCTTCGTCGGCCAAGTTGGCCTCGTTTTGCGCGGCTGTGGCCTGCGCCAGGCCGCCCGCAGCAAATCCAGGCGGCGGCATGCCCGGCGCATAGATTTTGTTGCCCAGCCGGTCCGTCATCACGCCCAGATTTGCGCTGCCACCGAGGACGGTGGGAGACAGGTTGGGGTTTTGCTGCAGCATGGCCGTGGGCGATGGGCCGGTGTACGCGGCCAACGGGTTGTAGCTCATGGGCACCGTGCCCGGCGTCAGGCCTGGCGCACGATTGGCCGGGGTCCCCGGGCCAAAGAACTGCGGCGCACCAGGCGTGAAGCCCGGCAGCGTCGGCGTGACCGGCTTGGCAATCGGGATGGCCCCCGGTGTGGTCGGGTTGGCCACAGGAATGGCACCCGCGTTGGGACTGCCCACGGTGCCAGGCGTCGAGCCCGGCGTGGGTTGGGCCGAGACCGGCGGGGTCAAGGTGTAGTTGAAGACCCCTGCCGCACGTGCCGCCGCTGGGTTGGAGTACATCTTGCCGTCCGGCCCATACACCACGACCTGAATGTCAACCGTGCCCCCTGCGCCGCCCGAGGACGGCGTGCGCGCCACACCGGTGCTGATGCCGGGCAACGGGACGTTGGGACGATCAAACCCAGGCACGGCTGCCAAGTCAGGGATCGGCACGATGCTGCCCGGTACCC